CTTCGCGAAATGCTGCAACCGGAGTAATCTCGAAACTTCGAGACGAAGGTTATCGTATTCAGACTGATCTGGATGCGAAGGGTCACGCGATCTACTCGATCTACTGACATCTGTCTAGCAATATTCATTACCCGTCTCTTACTTCATTTCCTCAGTAGAACGGGAAACTGGGAGTCTGAAAAGACTCCCTCTTTTTTTGGAGAGTTGTCATGAAGAAACGCTTCACTCTGTCAACTTACACTATCTGGGGTGCCAAGGGTTTAGTCAAATTTTACGAAGAAAATTTTGACTGTAAACAGATAGGAAAGATTGAACTTAATGAAGACACGACGATGTATGACATTGTGTTCGAGACAGAAATTAGTTCTTCTGGAATCTTCGAGGCTTAGGACCAAACTCATATCTTGAGTAAAGTTTCCAATCATTCTTTTCAGAATGTGGAATCACTTTAATTGACGTAAGCGGGGCCATTGGGGTACCCGCTTTTTCTTTATCTAAAACGTTACAGAGATTCCATTCTTCTAGAAGCTTGACGATAAGATTACGTCTTCCAATATCTTCACTGGAAATGTTCGTCTGCTTTCCATCAATACCGTACATTTCTTTGAAGTGTACGATCGCGTATTCTCCTCTCTTATGAAGGATGTGACAAGACTGATGTAAAATCCAGCCTTTCTCTCCTTTGGAGGGAATTCCTATTCTCGTTAGAGTTTCTCGAATTTTTCTAAAATCGTCCGGCTCGTTTAGCCGAACTGAAATACCGTATCCTTGAAATAAATCACTCATCACGTTTCCTATACGTCAATCGACGTTTTATTTACAAGATTAACGTATTTGAGCGTAAGTCTCTGTCAACTCTTTCTTCTGTTCAGGATTCATGAATCGAATTATCTTTCGAGCTTCTCTCCAGTCGACGTCGTATAAATCTATCACAGCTTGTTCTAGAGAGCTAATTTCTCTCTTGGGAAATTTAGATCGTCTTCGACCTTTCTTCACTTCATAGAAGAGACAATCATAATCCATTCTGTTCGATAGATATTGACATAAATTTATCTCTGAAGCGATCATGATCGTCTGTGGAAACAAAGACAAAGCACGATGAGTCAAGAATGGATTATATCCCTTCTCGCTCTCTTGATCGTTCATCATGTATTCCTTTGTCTCGTTAATTGACGAGACGTAATCGAAGGGATTACTCATTGAGTAATTCTGTTGAAGATTCAGTACCAAAATCTTCAGACGTAAAACCATCAAATAGAGCTACAACTTTATTCGGGTGGTTTGGACGAGGAACGAAGAGAACTTTAGTTTCTTTTCCAAAGGCTTTTCTAACATCTGATCTTGCCGATTTAACGAAATCTTCACTGAATCTTTCTGTATCGTAATAGTAAACTAGTTTCATTTTTTCTCTCTCTCATTATGACCACTCAGCTCCGACCATGACTTCGACGCAAAAAGCAGCGAAGTTGATCTCGGCGTCGATGGCGAATGCCGCTTGATACTGATACTTTCCGATCGTTAGTACCAATTCTGGAACGTACGAAGTCTTGAAGTACTTCGATGCAGATTCGTAAAATTCCCTGTACATAACCTCCTGATCGTTGTCAAGATTCTCAGCTACCCAACTCCTCACTCCAGTAAAGTTTGAAGTCTTCATGAGTTCGACTAATTCTTTAATCGAAGCAGATTCTAAACTTGCTCCGATACCATTATCGATCGTTCCGGCTTTAGCTGCATAAAGTTGTAAAGCGTTTAAGACTTTTCGCCAATCTGGATAATACTTCTTGATCGTAAGGGCGATGGCTTCTTTCGTGTAAGAAACGTCTTCGTTGTCGAGAATCGCCAATACTCTCTTTAAGAACGAAGACGCTAGATGAACGACGTCTGACTTCTTGAACCTAAAATCGATAACGGCCGTTCTAGACTTAAGCGGATCGATAATCCTGTTAGAATAGTTGGCAGTCATGATGAAGCCACAGTTTGTAGAGTACTGCTCCATGAAACTTCTAAGTGCTGGCTGAATCGACTGAGCGTTAAGGTAATCAGCCTCGTCGATGAGCACGTACTTTCTTCCACCAGTGAACGAGACTGACGACGCGAAGTCTTGAATCTTTCCGCGAAGAACGTCGATGCCATTCTCTTTAGAACCATTGACGAACATCACGTCAGCACCGATCTCATCGAGCATTGCTAAAGCGATGGTCGTCTTTCCGACTCCTGGAGGACCAACGAGTAACAGTCTTGGAATCTCCTTATCGTCGACGAACTTCTGAAAAATCGTCTTAAGTTCTTCTGGAAGTATGACTTCAGAGACTTTCCTAGGTCGATACTTCTCGCTCCACTCTATCTCTTCTCTCTTAGGAAGAGCCATGTTCTACTTCTCCTAATTTATAAAATAACACGAACTCAATTTTAATACTTCACGTTGCTCAAGTCAACACTGTTAGTATTACCCGAAAGATACGATGTCGAAGCTGTAGCAACTCCACACATCGTCGAATCGTACGAACCAGCTTGAACGTTTAACCAACCTGTATCACTAACTCCATAAGATTGAGCGACTTTATCAATGTCATTAAATTGTGCACCGAGAAATATAACTTCGTATTCTCTAGACCTAACTTGTTCTAGGTGACTCTTGACACTCTGATAATTATGATGTTTCGAATAGTTCTCTTCTCCATCGGTAATAATGACGAAGATTGCTCTATCAGCTTTATCGTCGATCATCCTTTGCATCACTCTTACAGAGGCGTCATAGAGTGGAGTACCATTTCTTGGTCTAAACTCGTCTTTCGATACTTTCTTCCAATTTTTAACAGAGGAATTTCTGACAGTATCGAAAGACGTAGAGTCGAATACTGCCATATAAATCTGCGTTTCATCTGAAAGTTTTTTGACGTACGTGTTGATAGACGAAATAGATTCATCCCACTTTGATTCCATCGATCCTGATCGATCTAACAGAATGTAGACGGCAGAATTTACGATCTTTTCTTTTTTCTTATCAACATTCACTCTTCTAATCTTTGGTGATTTCATCTCGTTCTCCTTATCTTTACGATCTAATGATGTTAATGTTTATCCAACGTCCACCGGTCCACTCTTCCAATGAATATCCGACTTTACAATGAGTGAATACTTTAAGAGCACTCTTTAAAGAGAAGAAACAAACTGTCGAATAATTCTCTGAAACGTATACCGGAGAGCATACTCTATATCTTCTCAGTCTCATCTTACCTTCTCTCTAGGAATACAAGAAGTCCAAGTCTGAGGAGTCCCTCCCGGACCTGAGTCGCGCTTGATATCGTCTTGAATCATCGAAATCGCTAACTTACAACTCTCTCTGTCAGAGAAGTCAGGAATGACTACGACGCTATACCCGAAGAATAGTATCATTACCCACGTAGTCATCATTCGATCTCCGAAGCTATACAGTATTCGATGTCGATTCCTTCGAACTTAATTCCTGATTCAGAAACTGAAATGACGTAATCGCCAGACATGACTTTCTTGAATTTCTCAGCGCTTAACAGCACTCTGTAATCTCCTGACTTCTTTTCTGAAGTCATGACGATCTCGAAAGTGTCAGAAGTTGGATTAGACTTCTCGTACACGACGATCTTTTCCTCTCCACCTTTAGACACGAAAGCGATAGTATCCAGACTCATCAACGACGAAGCTTTCGACAGAGAGTCGAAAGTCTCTTTAGTCACGTCAAACTTTGACAGAACGTCCGGAAAGACGACCTTTTTTCCAGGTGCAGGATAGTGAATCAACTCTGGAGCGGCGTACACGACCTTGAAAGACTTTGATCCGTTTGAGACTGTTACGGCTTTCTCGCCGAAGTTCAACTCTGCATCTGGCATGATCGAGAGAATTCCGAGAAAATTTGCTAGCTTGTAAAGAGCTGCAGACTTTGGAAAGTCTTCTTCGACTTTGGCTCTGGCAAAAAAATTCACTCCTTTAGCAGGATTCTGTGTCGCTAAGACAGATCCTTCGGCTAAGTAAATAGACTCGTTAATTCCTTGAAAGTTCTTAAGAATCGTTGCAGTTCGCTTAGAAATCTTCATGATATATTCCTTCTAGATCATAGTAATTAAGTGATTGATAGATGTCAACGTCGTTTGATTTTCTTTCTATGTTTTTTATTCAGTCTATGTTTATTATGTGGTACTGAAATAGTCTTAGTCTTAGGTGACGTTTTCAAGTCAGCAGTTAAAGACGTATTGATCGAGGCTAGATCTAGTATCGATCCTCCAAAGACATACGTTCCAGTATGTTTAAGCTTCATCCACGGACAAAGCCACGTCTTTAGTCCAATCTTTCTAGCTTTTTGAGTAAACCAATAATCTTCTGAAAGATACCTTCGAGTAGCAGGATCTATCTCGGAATGAAAGAACATCATGATCTCTCTAGAACCATCAAAATGTTCTGAACGAGCGTGATCTGGTTTATACATGTATTCTGGATAAGCTTTTTGAAACTTCATAAGAGTTTCTTTGGAAAACATCATGAATCCAGTTCCGAGTTCTAAAACTTCCGATGGCTCAAAGAGTTTGATCGTACCATCTCCAGATACAGGATTAAAGACGAAGTCACCCACATAATTTTCTAACTCGTTTGGATTATTTTGTCCCTTTCCTTGAATGACGGCTTCTTTAACTTTCTCCCAAGAGATAGCTTTCTTTGGATAAGCTGCCCCGATAATGTTGTACTTGTCTGGAGACATAATCTGCATACTCCAGAGAGCTAGTACGTCTGTTGGATCAAAGGAGACGTCGGCATCGATGAAAATCATGTGAGTACATTCGGATCTCATGAACTCGTCGACGATATAATTACGAGCTCTAGGAATCAAAGACTCGTTATATAAAAAATAAGTCTGAAGAGGAATTCCGACATTAGCACACATCGCAGACAAGTCACAAACATTCTTGGCGAACGTACCTAAACAGTTTCCACCATACATTGGAACTCCAAGAAAGAGTTTTCTCTTTCTCAACTCGGCCAGTGGCATCTGTATTCTTAAGGCTATTTCTCGCTCTTCTTTAGAAATCATAGTAACTCCACACTCATTAACTCTAAGACCGACTCAGGCTTTTCGATCTCAACGTAATCTATTCGATTAAGATTCATGAATTCTTTAATTTCTTGATCGAGCAATCTAGCTTCTTCGTAACTCTGATTTCTTCCAGAAACGTCGTAAGGTCTGTCAATTCTGTTAACTAGAATGGTTGTCGAATTCATCGCAAAGTGAAGAGTGACTAAGAGCTTATTAAGTTCTTGAGATATCTTCTTAGAAGCATCTCCATACCTATTTAACGCTCTATGCGAATAGACAGCTCCTAAAAATATAGGAGAATCGGTGATGATATAATCTACCTGACCAAGAAGTGAGTATATTAAGTTGTGTTGTCGACCAGCTACGTAAATCTGGTCATCGATATCGTTTGAATTCTTCCAAGTTAATTCTTTGGCGAATTCAGGAGCATACTCAACAGACATTCTTCTTTTCTTCATTTCTCCAAATAGAATTCCTGCTGCAGTAGACTTACCAACACCCGGACCACCAACGAAGTTTATGACTTTCGTATCTTTCATTTTTTATCGATCTCTATGTCATGACGATAGAGAAGTAGCAAAGCGTAATGAAGAGCCTTTAAGATATCTTCTCTGTTATATCCTTTTTTCTTTCCATATCTAGCAGCATACTTTAATACGTCACCTGCACAAAAACCAATTCCATGACCCGCAGAAAAGATCAAGTCTAAAGACTGAACGTTGTTCTCTCCAACGTAGTGCTTAGAATACGTCGACTTAATGTATTCTTCTAACTCTCTCAAGAGAGTTTTTTCGTTGTATTTGTACTTAAATTGTTGAGAATCGAGAGACTGAGATGTATACATATCTTCATTAATAGTCAAAAGACTAGTGTTAGAATAATCTTTAACTTCAGGATTATAACCATAACAAAACTTCAACTGTTTATCTTCACTCATGATAAATCTAACTCCCTACTCTTAGTTGATTTCATATTATCACCAAAGATCATCTTCTGACCTTGATTGTACTGAAACAGATAATCTGTAGAAGCATATTCTAATTTTCCATCTAGATACTTCGATATCTCAGTGGCCATGTCTCTAGCTGTACCAACCGGTACGTTTTGACAGATGTGATTCGTCGACTTCCTTGGATCTAGAAGCTCGAAATCTTGAGGAAGACCCATGATAGTCATCGCTTCTCTGTAATTGATATATCGATCCTCTAATGGATGAGTAAGCATGTTAGGATAATGACCTACGAAAGCTCCGATGTGATCTTTGGGTACGATGGTTCCTCTTCTCATGATATTACCACCCGCGTCTAACTTTTCTTGCTTCTTCAAGCCTCGTTTTGCTTCTTCGTCGAAGCCGATCTTCTTGAAGAATTTCGATACAGTCTCATATCTGATACCAGCATTCTCGATAAAACTCTGAACGTCGTTAGATCTGACTTCTAACTCGATCATATATTTTTCAGAGAACTCTCTATGAGAGATACCTCCGAACATCTCTTCTAGAATAAATCGATAGTATGGATCGTCTTTAGAAGGAGTCTTCTTATTTATAACGTCAGTCTGAAAGTTTGACTTTACCGACGTCAATAAATCTTCGATTTTTTGATATTCTCTCTTATAATATCCTAAGATCGGCGTACGAGAATCTTTCCAGAAAAAATAAAAAGAACGTTCTCTGACTTGAGGTATACCGTGAAGGATAGACTTAGTACGATATACCGACATCGTGTATCCGTACTTCTTTCCGATCTCTCTAAGCTCGTTCCTTACTGTATTACCGATTTTTCCAGCGAAATGTGGAGAATTCTCTCCCCACAAGACTTTTGGCCTTACGTTACTGAGTACGTACTCGGTAGATTCTATCATCCATCGATTGTTTTGGTTGTGATCCCCATACCCATGGGACAACATCGATAGTCCTGCACAAGGACACACGGAAGACACGACGTCTACCTTTCTAGACGGAAGACTGCCACCCTTGTCCAGAACGATATAAGGAACGTTTGAAAGTCGATTGACTATGTGTCTGTCATTAGCCCAAAACGCTTCGTACGAAAGAATATATTCTGGATCATTACCAAAAGCGTCAATCGATCCTAGTAGTTCTCCACCGATTAGTGGAATAATCGCCGAGTGTTTAATCATAGTCAATCATAAAAAAGTCGTTTAGTTTTTCTTTAGAAATAATTTCTACGGGTGATCGAGCTCTAGAAGATTCGTTCTTAAACTTGTTTACGACTTTCTTCTCGAATTCAGTAAGAGCGAGTGGGATTGGTTCTCTTTGAATAAGATTGTATGCTATCTTAGCCTTGTCACCAGAAGAAAAAATGTATTCTAAAGCTTCTAGAGTAGAGTGTTTATTCTCATCCTTTCCGATCTTCAAGATCGTCTCGAACATCGATGGTAATACTTTCGAAGAGTCGAATTCTTGTCGAACGAAATCCATTCCAGTAGAATGATACTTCTTTCTTTCATCAACGTCTCTTGACAGTTCGACGAGTCTTTCTGCAGTCTCGTCTAGTTTAGAAACGTCAGACCACACTGCTAATTTATCGATAGAATCGTAAGTAGCGCCAGAGTCCAAATGATTATTTCTTCCAAAGTCTACGTCGAACACTGGAATCGTTCCGAGAGCGATCATTTCAATCTGAGTATACTCCATTCTATCGCCATAATTATTCTTGTTATTTAAGAGTCTATAGAACGAAGCTCCAAACATCGACTGACCCATGATCTTGATTCCAACTTCGTGATCGTATGGTCCGAAGACTGGAGTCTTAGTCGAATCACTAAGTTCTGGAAGTTCGTGAGTGAACTTTGTAGACGAAAAGTATTCAGATTGAGGATCGTCAATGATGTCGTACTTAGCTCCAATAGATTTTTCAATACCAACGATCAGTGTCTTGAATTCTGAATCTAGGTTTCTGAGTATCGGAGCTAGTTTAAGCACTCTAGATGGATCCTTCATCGTAGTCCAACGACCAAGATATGCTAGTCTTTTTTTCTGAAGAGAAGTATCGACTCGCCCAATATTCGATAGAGAGTCAACGTCTGCCCAAAGCTTAAACCTCTTGATTCTTTCGTGAATCTTCTTCGAAGGAAAGATGTTTCCGAATTCTACTGCAAAAGACGTCTTTTCTGAAAAGTTCATGACGATGTCACACTCGTTTAATAACAAGAGCAACATTGGAATTCTGTCGATCGTTCCTCGATAGATCTCATGCATCATTCCAACAACTATTGGTTTATTCAATCCTTTCATCAGATCGTTGTAAAACGAAAGAATAGTCCGATTGTCGTGTTTAACAGAAGGGTACGAGTTGACGATGACGACGTCGTAGTTTTGATCTATCTTAGACGCGACGTCCTTAAAATCTTTTCTATCGATCTTGAAAAAATCAGAGATATCTCCGTGTCCCTTACCTCTAAAAAAACTTCTCTCTCCGACGTAATAGAGATCACATACGTGGCCAGCTTTCTTGGCCCACTTCATCATCTCTACACCACCTCTCTGGACACCACATCCATCCAGACCCTTACCATAAATCAAGGCTATCTTCATTTTTCTCCCGTTCTTCTAATAACGCGATCCTTAAGTTCAGTAGAAGAAAAAGAATGTCTTCTCTTATTATAATAAATCGGACATAGTCCCTTTCCCGTATGTTCTTTATCTTTATACTCTTCACCAACGATTCTGATATCTGGATTTATCGTCAAAACTAAATCAACGATGTCTTGTTCTTTCTCGAACGGAATTATCTCGTCAACGTACTTACATCCAGAAAGCTGTAAGTATCTTTCTGCTATTCCTTGAACCGGTTTATTCTTAGAATCTGGACGATCGAGTGTTGGATCCACTAGAAGTCCGACGATTAAGTAATCACACAATTCTCTAGCTTCTTGAAGCATGACGACGTGACCAGCATGAAACATGTCAAACGTAGAACAAGTAAAACCTATTACTGGATCTCTTCCTAAACTAACTTTAAGACTCGACTTGTTTAGAAACACTTAGAGATCACTCCGTCATAAAGTTTTTCGATATTCTCGTTGATCAAGAGTCGTTCTGAGTCGTTCTTATACTTTAGCATTCTTACGTAGTGAATGATCTCGCAAAGAGCTCCATAAGTTTGATGTTCTTCTGTGAGATGACTGTTCAAGTATGCTAAGAGAGCCGGCTTGTCGATCTTACTGGTACTTTTGTTTCTAAACGTTCCTTCGTAATCGAATCTCATCGATTGATAGAGTTTACCTAGATCTAACAACCAAGAAGTGTAAACGTTGGACGGAGTGTTAGGATCGATCAGATACATATCTTCGCCAGAAACGATGATGTTTTCTAGAGTTAAATCTCCATGACAGAAAGAATCTTGGCTCTCCATATATCTC